TATAGGAAAATTTGCACAAGGAGAAGCTCACCTTCAACATGCAGAATCCCAAAAGAAGAAGAGTAGGTTCTCTTTAGCAGAGGATTCAGCTATATCAAAACACTTTAAGAAAGAAGCCCTAGAAGATATGCGTAACGAATTGCGTAGTATTTTTTTACTTTACGGAAAAGCAGGACAATGGGAAAGATTACAGGGTGAAATTGCCCAAGAAAGAGCTAGGATTAAAAAAGAACTAGCTGAACAACAACGTATAAAAGATAGAAACTTAACTATAACAGTAGTAACTGCTATTCTAATAGTAGGTACAGTAGCTATTGTAGCTTGGGTTAAGTTCTTACAAGGAGGTTTTTAATGTTCAAAGCATTAGTTATAGCTTGTACTATAGTAAACCCCCAGATGTGTATAACATTTGAAGATACTATAGAAAAGTTAGAAACAGAAAAACAATGCATTGAAAGAGTTTATGAAATGCGTGAAGACATCTCACAAGAGATGCCACACTTAAAACCTATGACGTATAAATGTATTGCATTACCTAAAGGGAGATTCACATGATATGGGTATGGTTAAGTATATCTAAATTTTTTAGCAAGATTGGTAATTACTTTCACACCAAACATGTTAAAGCTTTAAGAAAGAAACAAATTAAGGATGGTAGTAGATAATGGACAACATGATACTAGATGCTTGGAACGACCTTTCGTATGCAGAAGGTGTTCTATTTACAATATGGTTATTTGTACTTTACTATGGTAAGGTATGGGTTGATTCTAGATTTAGAAAGAAGGACTGCACATGTTACAGACGTTAATAGCACCAGTTGCTTCACTGTTAGACAAGTTTATCCCTGATGCTGACACTAAACAAAAGATTGCACATGAGATTGCAACAATGTCAGAAAAGCATGCACAGGAGTTAGCTAAAGGTCAGCTAGAGATAAACAAAGAAGAAGCTAAACACAGGTCACTCTTTGTTGCAGGTTGGAGACCCTTTCTGGGTTGGATACTGGCAGCTGCAATGGGTTGGCATTTCGTATTTGCACCTGCTACAATGTTTGTATGTGCATACTTTAACGTACCAATACCAGCTTTACCAGTGTTTGACATGGATAGTCTTATGACTGTGCTACTTGGTATGCTTGGTTTAGGTGGACTACGTACTGCAGAAAAGATAAAAGGCATAAGTAAATAATGGAAATAGAATTAATAAGTATATTCTTACAAGTATTAACACTCCTAGCTGTCTGTGCAAACACAGCTATTAACATAGTATATAGGTTGAAAAAATGAGTCTTTATGAAAATATTAATAAACGAAAAGCTGCTGGTACATCACGTAGTAAGGCAAAATCTACAGTGTCAGCTAAGTCATATGCAAACATGAAAGCTGGATTCCCTAAGAAGAAAACAGACAAATACAAAAAGAAAACATAATGACAGCAGATAGAAAAACAATAGATAAACTACACGAGGAGGTAACTCAACAGTTACTTCTACGTGTACGTAGTGGAGAAGCAACGGCTAGTGAATTATCAGTAGCTGTTAAATTCCTTAAAGATAATGGAGCTTCTCTAGATGTTATCATGTCAGACAATCCTATGGCTAGTTTACTAAAAGAACTACCCTTTGATGTAGGAGATAAAATGCAATGAGAGAAGCACCAAATGCTACATTATTTACAACAGAAGTAACACTAAATAATAGTTCTTGGACTAAGTTAGTTAATACTAATGTTAATCGTACTTACATGTCTATACTTAACAATGCCTCAACTTATCCTATTCGTATAGGTTTTGGAAAAGATACTGTAGAACCTACAGAAAGTTATCAAATACTAGGTGGATTAACTACTATGGGTAGTGCTTCTTTAGGTAATATTGGTGTTTTTAAGTTTGGTGTAAATGATGCAGTACAAAATGTTGAAGAAACAGTATGGGAATACGGAGGTATATATACATATCCTGCTAGTGCTGTAGCTATGACAGTTACTAGTTCTGCAGGAGCTACTGATAATGGATGTGAAATAGCTGTAAGTGGTTTAGATGAAAACTATAACGAAGTTACACAAATTGTTACATTAGCTGGTGCTGGAACTGCAACAACAACTACAACCTTTATCAGAGTTTTTCGTGGTTATGTAGCAGGTAGTCAAGATACTACAGGTAATGTAACTATTGGTAATGGTGGTAACGTATACAGTTATATTAATTCTGATAATCAGACACTACAGGCTTTTTATACAGTACCTGCTGGATATACAGCACAACTTTTACAAACAGACCACACAGTCAGTACAGAGCAAAACAATAAGTTTGGGCAAATACGTATTATGACACGTAGACCTAATGGTGTATTTAGAACTCAAGAAAGTTTTAGTATAGATAATGGCTCAATTAGTCGTATGTATAGTACTCCTATTATTTTTCCAGAGAAGACTGACATTGAAATTAGAGCCATAGCTTCAGGTCTTAATGCAGATTTACATATTTCTTCTACAATAGAACTAGGTCTTACTAGCACTGCAGTAGATTTCTCTAACAGTTCAGACCAATATGAGTTTCAAGTAGCTCCCATTAACACTGTATGGGCTAAAACTACTTCACCTGATGCACATACTGTCAAGGTAGTACATGATGACTAACATTCCAGAACAACTACACGATTTTAGAAACTTTACATACCTTGTATGGTCACACTTAGGCTTACCTGAACCAACTCCAATACAGTATGACATAGCTCACTACTTACAGAGCAGTCCAAAACGTAGCATAATAGAAGCTTTTCGTGGTGTAGGTAAGTCTTACATCACTGCTGCATACGTAGTACATCAGCTACTACTTAACCCTGAACTAAAGTTTATGGTTGTATCAGCTTCTAAAGCACGTGCAGATGACTTCTCCACCTTTACACAACGTATCATTGTTGAGCTACCTATATGCCAACACCTCGTTGCTAGAGACGGACAGAGGTGGTCTAAGATAGCTTTTGATGTTGCACCAGCCAAAGCCTCTGGAAGTCCCTCAGTGAAGTCCGTAGGGGTCACAGGACAGCTAACAGGTTCTAGAGCAGACATAATTATTGCAGATGACGTAGAAGTTCCTAACAATTCTATGACTCACATGATGAGAGAGAAGCTGTATGAGACTGTTAAAGAATTTGATGCTGTGTTAAAGCCAGATGGAAAGATTATTTACTTAGGTACACCTCAGAATGAGATGTCCTTATACAACATACTGCTTAGTCGTGGTTATGATATGAGGATATGGACTAGTCGTTACCCTACTCTAGAACGAGCAGAGAAGGCTTATGGGGGTAGGTTAGCACCAATCTTGTATGATCGTATGCAAAAGGAAGAAAAGGCTGTGTATGGGCTTCCTACAGACCCTAAGAGGTTTGATGATGAAGACTTACTAGAAAGAGAGCTGTCATATGGTCGTTCAGGTTTTGCATTGCAGTTTATGTTGGACACATCCTTAAGTGATGGTAACAAATACCCACTCAAGTTGTCAGACTTGATTATATATAGCTGTGATAGAGACTCTGCTCCTGAAAAGATGGTGTATGGTATTATGAAACCTATGTTAGACATCCCTAACGTAGGACTTGCAGGAGATAAGTTCTATGCTCCAGAAGATACTATAGGTAGGTTAGACTATCAAGGCTCTGTATTAGCTATTGACCCCTCTGGTAGAGGTAGTGATGAAACAGCTTATGCAGTTGTTAAGATGTTAAACGGATACTTGTACGTTGTAGATGCAGGAGGAGTAGCAGGAGGTTATTCTGACAGCACACTGCAGCACCTAACAGACCTAGCAAAGCTAAACAAGGTTAACATGGTACTTGTTGAGAGTAACTTTGGTGATGGTATGTTCACAGAACTACTTAAACCATACCTACTCAAGACACATCCTTGTACATTAGAAGAGGTTAGACACAGTAAACAGAAGGAAAGTAGGATCATTGATACCTTAGAACCTGTTATGAACCAGCATAGGCTTGTAATAGACCCTAAAGTAATACAAAAAGACTATGATAGTGTACAGTCTATGCCACCTGATGTAGGTATGAAGTACATGTTAACGTATCAAATGACACGTATAACTAAGGTAAGAGGAGCATTAGCCCATGACGATAGGCTTGACGTACTTGCTATGGCAGTCCAGTACTGGGTTGACCAGATGGCTGCTGATGCAGATACACAAATCAGAAGTAGAAAAGAAGAACTACTGGAGTTAGAACTAGATAAATTCATGTCCAACCTCAACGTGAGCAAGGAAAAGACTGTTCAACAGGGCTGGATTGAGTTCTAAAGTTACATCCTAAGTAAGACCCTGTTTTACATATATAACTATATAACTATGTTTATGGTTAGATTTACATGTTTAACAGGGTTTAGTACCTACTGCTGCAGCTGATGTTTAGCATACTGGTTGTATTTTGTTAGAAAAATCTGAAACAGTATTTAACACAGAGAGGTACGTGCGTTTCCCCAATAGCACGCGTTCCTCTTGTTGTAAATTTGCAACACTTTTTAACATCTGTGACACTCTTGCAACATGTGTGACATTTCTGCAACATCTTTGTGTCTCTCTCTATCTATTTTTTTTTGATACTATACTATACCAAAAAAAACTTTTACTTTTTTAAACTTTTTTATTTTTATGTTTGACATATTTTAAAAAGTATGAGCATAATGTTAACAATTGAGAACGACGGATAACAGCAGTCTCTTAAAAGCAAAAGAAACTCAGCCTTTTAACTGCACTAAAACAAGTCAAACTTAATAGAAGGCTTTAAAACAACAGTCATAAAGACAACAGTTTTAAAGAAAGTTTAAGAAAGTTAAAATAAAAGTAGACAAGTTAAGAAATAAAAAGTAGAGTTTAAGAATAAGAAAGGCAAATAGGCATTAGCCAAGAGAGTTCCCAAGTTTGTGCAAGGGCAAGCTATAGAACCTATAAAATCCTTTAGTAGTGTAAAGGTGGGTCGTAGGTCTAGCCAGAACTAGGGTGGAGTAGATGACAATACAAATCCCTAGTTGTTACTAGGTGCAATGTTTGTACCTATGATGGGCTATTCTATATGGAGAGTGTACCATTTAGCCATGAATGACTATTGAAAAACTATAGTATGGGGTTTAGTCCATCATTAATTATAACAAGGAGATATACTATGTTTAAGACAAAAACTATAAGACTATATAACACAACTTTAGCCGTATTAGGCACTAGAACTAGGGTCTATAAGACTAGATGGGAGTTCACTAATGGCAGTACGTTTATGGGAGTTCATATGGGCAAGAAGAGCTATTACATATCTATTCCTAGCTTATCAAAACGTAAGTTTGGAGGAGTAGCAGATATTATTGCTAAATAGCTTGACATAGGGCAACGTTTACTTTAACGTTGTACCTAGTAACAACTAGGAGGAAGACCAATGCAAGTATCTAACATGACAAGTAACAATGGTAATAAAGTTGCCAATCAATTTATCATAACTGATGGAGCAACTGATTACTTTCAGTCATACAGAAGTATGATTGTTAAGAGGGTAAAAGGTCAGGTATATCTTGATGAACATTATTGGAATTATTCTGTAACAACTAGCAGATATAGAAATAAGTTTCTCAATGAGAATACTAAGGAGACACAGAAGAAAATAAAAGATGGTACATACATCTTAACTAACTTAAATTAGGAGGTAGTAACTATGACAGATAAAAAGTTATTGTGGTTGTTGTTTAAGGATATGACAACCACACAGATAGACAAGTATAACCTAGATCATGGACTAGTAGGACGTGTGCAACTAACAAGGCAACAGATTAACAGTTGGAGGGGGTGACTATGAAACATTGGAAAACTGGAGAAGATATGGGACATGGATACCAATACAATAGGGTAGAGCATGAGCAGTATCAGTATAATTCTCTTATCAAAGTTAAACCATATGAAGAGAATACTATGAGGACTATGTATTTAGCTAGAGATGTATGGAGTAATGACCAACTCATAGAGTTAAGAGATGCTCTTAATGATTACATTCAAGAGAGAGAGGAATGACTAAATGAATAGATATTATGTAGAGATGGAACATCCAAGAGGTAAAGAAGACTATGGAACTTTTTATATCTATATGAAGGCTTATGATTCTCAACAAGTAATAGATATGATTGATGGAGTCATAGTACATATAGAAAAAGTATATGAATAAAGGGAGTAATCAATGAAAGATATATTTAGAGATGGACTTTTATTTCTAATCATGTTAGTAATTACTATAGGGTTTATTAATCCATTCAGTAAGTACTATACATGGTGGAATTTACTATACCAAATGAACAACTAGAAGGAGAGACTAATGAAAGTAAGTAAGATAATAAAAATGTTAGAAGTAATAGAAGGTGAGAGAGTACCTAATGATATACTAGAAGGCAAGCTATACCATTCACGTAGTCTGCCTGAACCCATACAGATAAATGATATGGACTTAGTACATCTAATACGTGCTTTCAAATCTGCATTACATAAGTTAGACAACCAATGGAAGGGGGACTAGTATGTATATAGAACCTATAGATGGGACTGAACATTTAACTGATGTCATAGCTGAGTTTAAGTTAGCACGTAAGCTACAGTATGAGCATGAGTGGGATGAGAATAGTGAGCAAGCAGATTTTTATAGACAACGTGCTACCTATTATGGTAGGCTCAAGGATGAAGGAGTATTGTATGACCCAAAGTTTTAAACTAGAACTACTAAAGATTAAGTATGCTATCAAAGATATGTTAGGTCTTGATGGTTGTACTCAACGTGATAACGAACAGTATAAGCAGATGATAGAAAGACTTGAACAACTAGAGGAGGATAGTGTGAAGTATAGATATACACATGAAGAACAATCAGTTGACATCAGGACATGGACTGTAGAGTCAGACGTACCATTGACTGATGAACAAGTAGAAGAACTATGTAGTGAGCATGGCTTTGATGAAGGTACTGCACATGATACAAAGGAAGGTAACTCAGTAAAGTATAATGGTACTGAGTATGGTGATGACTCACATTTTAAAACTTATTGTACTAAGGGAGAGTAAGCAATGGAACAGATGCAATGTGATTACTGTGAGCACATAGAATATTACGAAGATGAATATAGTTTTTTTCAAGGAGAAATGTTTGGTTTGAAAGACGATAGTGTTTCATGTCCTGACTGTTTAGAAAAACTACCAACCTCAAACCTTATATATGGAGAGTAAGCATGGATGTTGAACATAAGTATGTGACTGATAAACGTTTCAAGAAAGCTATCAACAAGTATGTTAAGCAGTGGATACTAGACCATACACATGGTCATCACTATCATACATGGGCATGGGAAGAAGAGGACTACATTACCTTTGGTTGGCAAGGTAAGTACTATGACATCAACGTGTTTGTACCTGATGACATAATTGAATTTGATGAACCTGCAATAGATGACATAAGGGCAGTAGCTTATGGTGTCACACTTGATGATGATGGAGTTAATCTAACTATGAACACAGAAGATGAGTGTGTTATGGTTGACTACTTACCAACGCAAGAAGAAATAAACTTAGTAGCACATATAGAAGGGAGTAACTGTAATGTATGAGTGGAACGTAAGAGTTGTAAGAACAACTTATAAATATGCAGAGTTTATAGTTGAAGCTGAGACTGAGCAAGAAGCTGAAGCACTAGTAAACCCTGACATAGATGTCATTGATGAAGAACATTGGAGTGAAGTAGAAGAGGAGACTTATATACATGGTGACTATACTGAACGTATGGCTGTATTGTTTCCAGAAGATTATAACAATGATGGAGAGCATGAATGAGTAACATATACATACAGATAGATGATGATACCTATCTATCAATATATCAAGATGAAGAGAGTGGTGTCCAAGAGTGTGTACCTATGAGATACAAGGACAATGCTTTGCTTGGACATCCTGTACATTATGCAACAGTAGATGAACTAGCTGACATACTAGAGGATGTAGTACATAGGGACTACTCTCTGTTTAATAGTAGTCCTAACCAATTTACATTTACATTTGATGAGGAGATAAGTAATGACAACTGAAAGACAACTGAGTAAATACTATGGAGATAGTGAGTGGGGTAGGAGTGCAAAGGTATCACATGTTAATGATGCTATGGGTAACTTCTTCTATGTCACACAGTACCAAGACAACAAGGTTGTAAGAAAGATAACGGCTAATACTGAGCATGAAGCAGAAGGACTAGCTGAAGATTGGACAATAGCAAACCCAATAGTAGTTAAAGGAGAAGACTAATGGCAGTAAATAAGTATGATGATGCATACATAATGGGGTATCATAATGGTTACCATGATGTAGGTTATAACAATCCATACCATAGACATGGTGAACCACAGAACCATGTTAAGTATAGGAATGGACATGCAGATGGATGTGCATTGAAGAGAGATGAAGAGTTTACTGAGTTACTACCAGAAGAGGTAGCTGAAGGGAAGGAATGGAGTAAGATGTACAACACAAAGGAGAGAGTGTGACTGACTTAATAATGTTTATATGGGTTGGACTGATGGTAACAGTATCATTAGTGGGTACATATAAAGGAGATGGTATGATAGGAACACAGTTCTTATTAATGTTACTAGGAGTTATATCAATAGGTATATCTGCCCTAGTGTATAGTTAAACAATGTCAAAGGGGGTCTATCTTGGATGTAACTTTAGAAACAGAACAGAAACTAATTGAGGAACAACTTCAGTTAGAGACTGACATGATGACAGGTGGCATACACCGTTTTAGAAAGATAAAAGATACTGCAATAGATAAAGGAAAGGAATCACATACACCACATGGAAGAGCAATAGTATCTAGACTAGTACATGCAGTATCAGGTTCAGTAGTACAGTTCATTAACAACCCTACTAATACCTCACGAGATATTGCTTGGAAAAATTTAAAGGACATGGATGCAGAGCAAGTAGCATACTTATCCTTAGTCACACTAGTGGATAGCATAAGCAGAAAGAATACCTTACTGTTTGTAGCTAGAACCATAGGCTCAAACCTAGAGATACAAGATAGGTTAGACAAGTGGATACACAGTGAAGGAGACACAGCTACTAATACTATCAAGCTTGCTATGAAGAAAGCATATGGAGCTAGAAGGTTTGGTCTGACTAACAAGATGAACAAGGATGGCTACAAGAAGACTGAGTGGCTCAAGTCTGAACGTGTACATGTAGGGTTTAAGATGGTTGATCTTATCATACAAAGTACAGGTGTCATCAAGTTAGATACACAACAGACTGAACGTAAGAGACGTGCAACCTATGTTGTACCAACCCAAGATACACTTGAATGGATTGAAGCATTCAATGAGTATATGGAAGGCTCACGTCCACGATACCTACCATGTATTATACCACCTAAAGATTGGACATCAATCAAAGGGGGTGGATATCATGGACACCAGATAGATGAACTACCTATAGTGAGGAGAAAGTAATGAGTTTAAATGTACACTTAAAGAGACTAGCTCAACAAGACTTGACATCTGAGTATGCATGTCTCAATGCATTACAACATACAGAGTGGAGAGTTAATCAGAATATCCTCAAGGTTATACGTCACATGTGGGACAATGGACAAGAGGTGGGCAAGCTACCTGCAAGGGAAGACATACCTCTACCTAACTATCACTTCAGTAAAGAACCAAGTGAGATGAACGAGGAAGAGAAAGCTACGTTTAGAATCTGGTCACGTAAACGTGCTGAGATTTACTCTAACAATAATCGTAGTGTGAGTAAACGTATCCAAGTTGAACGCACACTCCAGATAGCAGAACAGTTTGCTAAGTATGACAGGTTCTACTACGTGTGGCAGAATGATTTCAGGTCACGTAAGTATGCAAGCAGTACCTTCCTGTCACCACAGTCAGCTGATTGGAGCAAGAGCCTACTAGAATTTGGTTACTCTATGCCTATCAATAACTGGGATGATGCAAGGTGGTTGTGTATACATGGTGCAAACCTATATGGTAACGACAAGATAACGTTAGACAAACGTGAGGCTTGGGCATGGGACTATGTAGATGAGGCACATAGGATAGTAGATAATCCTTATGACAATCAGGCATGGCTTGAGGCAGACAAACCCTTTCAGTTTTTAGCTTGGTGTTATGAGATGTCAGCCCTAGCTAAACAGGGTTGGGGTTACCACACTAGGCTACCTGTCTCAGCTGATGGTAGCTGTAATGGATTGCAGCATCTGTCTGCTATACTAAGAGATGAGGTAGGTGGTAGAGCTACTAACCTAGTACCTTCTGATATACCTCAAGACATCTATACACAGGTAGCTAACCAAGCTATACAACGTATACAAGCAGAGGATACAGAGATAGGTAGGAAGTGTTTAGAGTTTGGTATTGATAGGAAGTTAGCTAAGAGACCTGTTATGATTGTGCCTTACTCTGGTACTAAGCATGCTTGTCGTACCTACATAGAGGATGCTATCAAAGATAAGATCAAGGAAGGTGCACCTAATATATTTGGTGATGACTTGTTCACTGTCACACACTACCTTGCAGGACATATATGGGATAGCATTAGTGGTGTGATTGTATCAGCACGTAAGGTGATGGACTATGTTAAGAGTGTAGGAGATGTATACTCTGGCATGAACAGACACATGGAATGGGTAACACCTACCAACTGGCTGGTCATGCAGAACTACAATGACGTAGAGAAACGTAGGATCACTAGCCTAATCAACGGCAACACAATACAGCTAGTACTCAACAGAGATATACCTAACCAAGTAAGCAAGCGGCGTACTGGTTCAGGTGCTAGCCCTAACTTCATCCACTCTATGGATGCAGCAGCTATGACTAAGACTATCAATACCTGCAAGCAGCAGGGTATCAAACACTTTGCCATGGTACACGACAGCTATGGCACACACAGTAGCGAGATGCCACGACTGTCTGAAGTATTGAGACAAGAGTTTGTTCAGATGTATACTGAACATGATGTGTTGACAATGCTAAGACAACATGCTATTGTCACACTTGGAACTGAGGACGTTCCAACACCACCAAAGCAGGGTAGTTTAGACATCAACAACGTATTGAAATCACAATACTTTTTTGCCTAGTTCTAACCTGTACCTATAGCCTAACTAACTTTAACAACTAAGGAGATATGATAGTGATTATCATTAAAGGCAAAGCCCAATGGGCAAAAGTATTTGACCCTGATACACGGTTCGTACCAGAGGGAGAGTACTCAACACAGGTCATCGTACCTGAGGCAGAAGCAGCAGCAGTGTGTGAACAGCTTGATGGAATTATCCAGACTAAATTCCAAGAGGCTGTCAAGGACAACCCTAAACTCAAGGCAGTCCTGTCCACAGCTACACCCTACAGCAAGGAACTAGACGACAACGGTGATGAGACTGGCAACCTAGTGTTCAAGTCTAAGCTGAAGGCACGTATCAAGTCTAAGTCAGGCGAGACATACACACAGAAGCCATCAGTGGTGGATGCCAAGAAGACACCGATGGATAAGTCTATTGCTGTCGGCAATGGATCAACAGTTAAGATTGCTGTCGAGCCATTCCCCTATGTGATGCAGTCAACCAAGCAGGTAGGTGTGTCACTACGACTGAAGGCTATGCAGGTCATTGACTTGGTAGAGTATGGTGCGCCAGCATCTATCTTTGATGAGGAAGATGGGTATGTTGCACAAGCTGTAGCCAAGGACAACAGCAACGACATGTTTGATGATGAACCTGCTACTGGTAATGCTGATGACGAAGGGGACTTTTGAGGCAAGGGTCATCACAGACCTAGATGCACGTGACATTCCATATCAGTACGAACCAGAGAAGCTGGCCTACTATGTGGAACGTCACTACATCCCTGACTTATCGGTAGGCAAAATGATAGTAGAACTGAAAGGTTATCTAAGACAGGATAGCCAGCGCAAGATGAAGGCAATCAAGGCACAGTATCCAGACTTGGATGTACGCTTTGTATTTCAGAAAGCCAGTGCTACTATTCAGGGTGCTAAGAAAAGAAAGGATGGGTCTAAGATGACCTGTGGCGAATGGGCAGACCGACAAGGTTTTGTCTGGGCAGAAGGAACTATACCTAAGGAGTGGTTATGAGTGTCATTGACGTAAGAGAAGAATGGGTATCAGACGTAGACATGAACGCTGAGTTTGATGTTGATGGTATGAGTGTGTCTGTGTATGTAGATCAACATGAACTAACAAAGCATATCAACTATCACGACATGGCTCACGCTATGCTATCGGATGACATCAAGTATGATGATGCACTGATCATGGAGATTGTTCATGGTCTTGAGAACACTGCACAAACCTTACGTCATGGTTTAGGCAATGGAAGATAACAGTACATTCATCAGGCATGAAGCCTGTGAATCTTGTGGCAGTAGTGATGCCAATGCGTTGTATAGTTCTGGTAATCACTACTGCTTTGCGTGTGATAAGTTTACACCAGCGGAAGGAAATAGTATGGAACCAGTACGAGATACGGTTAGCACTGACACTAAGTTCTTGCAGCCTATACCTACACACCTAGCCAAGCGCAAGCTAACAGAGAAGACACTAAAACATTGGGGCTACGGTGTGGCTGAGTACCACGGTAAGAAGGTACAAGTAGCCAACTACTACAACAAGGACAACCACGTTGTAGCACAGAAGGTACGCCACCCTAACAAGGACTTCACTGTTATTGGTAGCCTCAAGGATGCTGGCCTGTATGGTCAACACCTGTGCCGTGATGGTGGTAAGATGATTACCATTGTCGAGGGTGAGGTGGATGCACTATCAGTCAGTCAAATATTTGACAACAAGTATAGTGTAGTTAGCATACCAAGTGGTGCAGCAGGTGCAAAGAAAGCCATAGCCAAGTCAATCGAATGGCTATGTAAGTACGACAAGATCATTCTTATGTTTGATCAGGATGAGGTAGGACAGGCAGCAGCTATTGAGTGTGCCAAGATACTACCACCAGACAAGGCAAGCATTGCCAGCCTACCTCTCAAGGATGCCAGCGAAATGTTACAGGCTGGTAGAACTGAGGAAGTAATCAGGGCAGTGTGGGGTGCAAAGACTTACAGACCAGATGGAATCGGAGCGGGAACTGACGTGTGGGATGTGGTAACAGCAGTAGATGAACCTGGGTATATCCCCTACCCCTACCCTGGAATGAAGGAGAAGGTAGGTGGTTGTCGCAAGGGTGAGATCGTAACGCTGACAGCAGGATCCGGCATAGGGAAGTCACAGCTAGCACGTGAGTTAGCACATGGTCTTATCCAGTCAGGTCAGACAGTAGGATACATAGCACTAGAGGAGAACGTCAAGCGTACTGCACTAGGTCTTATGTCCATCGAACTCAACAAGCCCCTGCATCTAGGTGAACTAGACATCAACGACAAGGAGTTACGTGATGCCTTTGATGCAACAGTTGGTTCAGGTAGAGTATATCTGTATGATCATTGGGGTAGCACTGATAGTGATAACCTGCTATCCAAGATACGCTACCTTGTCCGTGGTTGTGGGTGCGATTTTATTGTACTTGACCATATCAGTATCGTTGTTACTGGGCTAGAGGGTGGAGATGAAAGACGTATCATTGACAATACCATGACAGCTATGCGTTCTCTGGTTGAGGAACTTAACTGTGGTATGATACTAATCTCACACCTCAAGCGTCCGTCTGGTGACAGAGGACACGAGGATGGCGCACAAACTAGCATGTCACAACTACGTGGTAGTGCTGCAATCGGTCAGCTTAGTGACATCGTAATAGGATTGGAAAGGAACCAGCAAGACAAGGAACGTCCAGACGTAAGCAACGTCAGGGTGCTAAAGAACAGATGGTCAGGTGACACTGGCCTATGTAACAGCCTTCAGTACATGAAGGACAGTGGACGGATGGTTGAAGTATTCTTTGATGACGAGGAAGAACCAGACGTAGAATTTTAACTAGTGCGGAGACACAGTATGGAATACATATGGGACTTAGAAGCAGACCATCTACTCAAAGAGGTGACACAAGTTTGGTGTCATGTCTTCAGGGATGTACACACTGATGAGGTACACACCTTTGACCCAACACAGATGCAAGAAGCATTAGCCTTCATGGACAATGCAAAGACCTTGATTGGTCACAACATCATTGACTACGACTTGCGTGTGATGAAGAAGCTACATGACTTTACCTTCAAGGGTAAGGTAGTAGATACGTTGGTATACTCTAGGACAATCTGGCCTCACCTAAAAGAACTAGACTTCACTATGTATAGCAAGGGTAAGTTCCCTGCTAACATCATTGGTAGTCATAGCTTGAAGGCTTGGGGCGTAAGACTAGGAGAATTAAAAGGTGACTTCAATAATCATAGCGAAAGCTTTGCAGCATACACCACGGAAATGTTGGAGTACTGCATCCAAGACACAAAGGTTACGCAGAAACTATACGAGAAAATTCTCAGCAAAAATTTTAGCAGTGATGCGTTATACCTTGAACAAGTAATTCATACTCTGCTAGTACAGCAGGAAGAACGAGGCTTTGACTTTGATGTTGAGGCTGCACAAGAACTGTATGCTAGCCTAGCTGGACGCAAGGCTGACATCGAACAACAGTTGGTAGACACGTTTGAGCCTACCATCATTGAGTTAAAGACTAAGACTAAGACCATCCCATTCAACCCTGCATCACGGCAGCAGATTGCTGACCGACTGATCAAGCGAGGGTGGGAGCCTACAGTATTCACTGATAGTGGTGAGCCTAAGGTAGATGAGACAGTGCTAGAAAGCATTGACATGCCAGAGGCTAGACTGCTACAGGAATACTTACTACTAAACAAACGCATAGGCCAACTAGCTACTGGCAAACAGGCATGGCTCAAGCTAGAGGAGAATGGCAGACTACATGGTAGAGTAAACCATATGGGTGCTGTCACATCTAGGTGTACCCACGCCAACCCCAACCTTGGGCAAGTGCCTAGTGTTGGTGCAGCCTATGGTAAGGAATGTCGTTCCTTGTTTGTAGCACCAAGAGGCTACAGTCTATTAGGTGCTGACGCTAGTGGCCTTGAGTTACGCTGCCTAGCACACTATATGGCTAGGTATGATGACGGTAACTATGCTAACGTAGTGTTAGATGGTGACGTACATACCACCAACCAAGAAGCTGCTGGTCTTCCCACACGTTCCAATGCCAAGACATTCATCTATGGATTCTTGTATGGTGCAGGTGATGAGAAGATTGGTAAGATCATTGGTAAGGGTGCGAAGGAAGGTAAGCGGATTAAGAAGAAGTTTCTTAGCCAGCTACCTGCACTCAAGAAGCTGAAGGATGCAGTATCCAAAGCAGCAGATGAGCGTGGTTACATCAAGGGACTGGACGGTAGGCACACACCTATCCGACACAGCCATGCTGCACTCAACAGTTTGCTTCAGGGTTGTGGTGCAATCTTATGCAAGACTTGGTATGTATTCATAGCAGAGGCTATCAAGAAGGCAGGACTAGATGCTACCATCGTAGCGTTTGTACATGATGAAGTTCAATTAGTAGTAAAGGAAGGTCAAGAAGATGAGACAGGAAGACTTATTCAACAGTGTATGCGAGATGTCGAACACCACTATGGATTCAGATGCAGACTCGACAGTGAGTACAAGTACGGACGCAACTGGTCAGACACCCACTAACATTAACATAGTGTTTGAAGATGGTGAGTGGTGGTACATAGGCAACGCTAATGGTAACCGAACAAGAGTAGAGACTCATCAGAGTAAGAACAGTAAGCGTATGTTTGTTAATGGTAAGTACATACCACAGTCTCATCCCTTGTGGAAGGCTGGTAGGTACAAGTCGTTTGATGATGCAGCCTTCTCTGGTCTTGAGAACTATGCTAGCAGTACTGAGGGTATGGTCTACATCATCACCAATCCAGCGTGGCCTAAGTGGGTTAAGATTGGTATGGCTGTTGATGCTGATGATAGGTGTAATGGCTACCAAACAAGCAGTCCATTCCGTGACTACGAGGTAGTAGCTACCATCAGTACAAACGATAGACGTAAGGCTGAAGCTATTGCACATCAGATAGCAGAAGGTATGGCTAGTGACCGTAGGAATGAGTGGTTCAAGCTAAAGAAAGCACAAGCAAGGCAAGTGTTAGCACAGGTAGAGGAGAGATTGAAATGACATTACTACTGATTGATGGAGACATCATTGCTTACAAGGCAGCTATGTCTGCTGAGACACCAGTGAATTGGGGTGATGGGCATTGGACATTGCATTGCTTTGAGGATGACGTAGCTATACGCATCTCTGACCAGATCACAAAGCTAACAGATGAAGCACCTGTGCAAGACTGCATCATTGCCTTGTCAGATAAGGACAACTATCGCAAGAAGGTTGCACCTTATTACAAAGCCAACCGAAAGAAAATTCGTAAGCCTATGTTACTACCTTACGCTAGGGAATACATGATGGCTAAGTACAACACAATTATATATAGAGGATTAGAAGCTGATGATGTTCTTGGAATATTGGGTACATCAAACCCTGACACTATTATCTGGTCTGAAGACAAAGACCTACTCACTGTACCAGCAAAGCACTGGCTTAATGGTGAGGTTGCTACGATCACTGAAGAAGAAGCTGACTACAATCTCGCCTACCAAACTCTGGTTGGTGACAGTACAGATAACTATAGCGGCTGTCCAACTATTGGTCCCAAGACTGCTAATAAACTTTTGTCTAATGGTTGTGGCTGGGATAAAGTGGTTGCTGCGTTTAAGGCTAAAGGTCTATCTGAAGAAGTAGCATTAGAGAACGCACGACTAGCACGTATCCTACGTAGCGGTGAGTATGACACAGACACAGGAGAAGTAAAGTTATGGCAACCACCTTTGGTATCCCACTAGGGCATGAAGAATACATGAAAGCTAAAGCAGCAGAGTTAGAACCCAAGTGGAAAAAAGAAGATAGAGATATGGTAAACAGCCCTGCCCACTATACTCAAGGCGAGATAGAAACTTGGGATTATATTGTGGATGTAGTAGGTGAATACAATGCTATCTTTGTAGCACAGGCACAGATAATTAAATATACAGGCCATCGTCTTATGCACAAAAGCAATCCAATAGAAGATGCAAACAAAGCTATATGGTATGCAAAGAAAATGGTTGAGTTGTTAGAGAAAACAAAGGGAGTAAACTGGTAATGAGTATTGAGATACATCCAGACATTGTGACGTACAAGGTAGAGACTTACGATGATGATGGTAAGATGACAACATCAACACAACAGATGTTCTTAACTGAGGGTGACTTAACTGACCACCTTTATCATTTCAAGTCCTTCCTACAGGGTGCAGGGTTTAACTATGTAGACAGTGTATATGCAATTAAGAATGATGGTAACGAGGTAGGTGAAGAATGATGAACTTCTATGAGTACCAGATAGGTGCATTGAAGACAGCAGTATACCCTAAGAAGTATGCTGTATCCTATCCTGCCCTTGGTCTAGCTGAGGAAGCAGGTGAGGTATGTGGTAAGATTGCTAAAATGATGCGTGATAATATTCCCATGCAAGATCAGAAGCAAGCTATTGCAGCAGAGATGGGTGATGTACTGTGGATGTTAGCAGCACTAGCCCATGACTGTGGCCTGTCACTACAGACTATTGCAGAAATGAACGCAGAGAAACTAAAGAAACGGCAGGAAGC